GGACAAATGGGATGAGGGGGTAGAGCTTAGCTCTGTGCTGTCACTTGGATGTGAACAGCGCCATCACGACCTTCCAGTCGTGAAAGTCCTTGGTAGGACAGTCAGCGTAGTCCCAATATGGGATAGAAAATGTACGCTGATACCATCTCTCTTCACCGGGATATGGCCTACGTCCGGCGAAATGACGTGGCGACTCACCAAAAGACCAGGTGATATCACCATCTATCATTTCTTCATAGTTCGGCCAACGCCAGCAATCTGGAGATGTACCTGAGAAACCACCAAGAAAGGAGACAACCCATCCACTACCGTTGAACGGCCAAGTGGGAGTGAGCTGCTCAGCTTCCGATGAGGATTCAGGGACCGGTATTCGTGCCGGCTTGAATGCAAGACCCTTGTAGATCTGGAACCCAAACTGGTCACGCTTCGGAGGCTGCGGTAAGCAAGACATAGGCATCTTAAAACCTGCGCTATCGGATTCAGAATAGGGCACTCGGTAGTGCCTGCAACTGGACCAAAGTAACAGCATGGTTTCTTCAAGATACCCAAATCGTGCCGACCACCGCGCGATGCGGTTATAAGCCGAATACCTGTCGTGAGGAGTCCGGAGTGACTTGACATACACTCCGCGGATATCGACACCGTTAAAAGCGTCGACTCCGCAAGACTCACGAAAAGGACCACTAGCGAACGATTTGTCAGCGTTCACCTCGAACCCTATCAATGCGAGTACCCGGTGCAATGAAGCAGTGCATTCCGCACGGACGATAATATCGTCACCGAAAACTGCGAAGTTAGGCGGTTCGTCTTTCCCACTTAAAGGGATACCTTTAAGCTGGTAAGTGGCCTTTACCGCACTCGCGAAAAGTAAGGTTTGCAATGGGAACGTAAATCCATTTCCCATTGTACTTACCATCTCTAGCTTCACCTCAGAGCCGTCTGGAAGAACGGAGTAAGGGCTTCGTGACGCATCCACCATCCCTGCAAAAGCAGACGGTGTATTCGCACGAATGAAAGACCAGAGCATGCTATCACTAGCGCTTGTGAGGTCAGTGGTTGAGAATTCTCCACTGACAGACGCACGCATAGTAAGGCTTCTGTTAATATCCTGCTGAACCGTAAGGTCGATACCATACGAATCCCAGAGGCAATTTAGCAGAAACGCGCCAAGAGCCTGCTGAAACAACATATTCAGCAAAGGCTCTGTACAGCATGTACGCGAGATCTCATTGTTTTTCAGAACAAAGAACAACCGATTTCCTCGCACCTCCTGCATCCCATAGCGAGTAACACGCGCCTTTTCGGCGTCGCGCCAAAGCACAGAACGACTGGATGCCACTTGATACAAGTGATAAAGGTACTGGTTAGTCCCTGAGAGGTTGCCGCAAAACAGCTTCGAATAAAAACATTCGGCTTCGGCACCTAGGCTTGCGCCAGGGCCGATGGAGATGTTTTCGATAAGGCTGCTCTGAAGACTTCCGGGGAGCTTGGCCAGTCCGTCATCGATAGATGCGTACAAGTTAGCCTTTGTGTAGGCAACTAGCAACGCATCGGTCTCACTGCACGCCTGCTCCGTATCGAATGAGGCAAGACGCCGGTTCACGCTTAGAAACTTCGCGAGAGACCGGACATCAAGCTCACTCGACGGAAATGCAGGAAGGAGCTTTTTATAGAAGCTCTTTCGGAGCGAGACGAAGGCCGCCGTACGCGTATCCAGAGTTGGATCCGCGAAGTCATCATGGTTATGATGACCAGGGCATAGCCGATCGATGTCAGAGGACAGGGCATTACCAATGGCGTTCAGGAAATGCCAGTAGTTAGCGTCATCGTCAGGAGACGAACGATGCATACCTGAAGAGCTCATAGTTGCGAGCCCAGCGGTTGCGCATCGCGGCAGAATCCGATCCATTCCACAATCAAATGCTCCAGAATCCAATCTTCCTCACCGAGCATACCGAGAAGTATGTCGTGAGGAAAACCTGATTTCCGAAGCATAGGACTGTAGAGAAGATCTGAATCCATAACGACAAAGCCGCAGTGTGCAGAGTGTCGCAGACGGCCATCTACCTGCGTGAAATGCACAGAGACATGAGAGTGGAAGTAACCCGGGATTTTACCCCCGGATGGCGTCCGACTCAAAGGCTGTTCATACGCATTTACAACAAGTAGGCAGTCATCTACAACACGCCGGACAAAACGGTATCGCCGAGACCAGATGACACCTGGGACAGGGAACCCAGATGCATTGACAGGGCCGCTCGGATGTTGGCCGCATCGTACGTATCGGACCCTGCCGGAACGTCGATCACCGTTGTGATCACACAATTCCTGTAAGGCTGATTCGCAGCGGGCGTAACACCCTTTCGGGTCACAACCTTGTGCGTATTGTTCGGCACATTGTTGATAAGACCCGTCGTCGGGTTGGGCTTGCCCAACACCTTCGGTACCTTCGGCTTCCAAAACGCTGTTTGGAAAGGTGCACTCAAAGAGTGCACTGTGACACCCGTTTGGGTGCCGCCGAGGGTAATGACTGCCACTTGCTTCGCATTCACGTCGGGCGCAGTGTCCGCAACGTGCGTGTACGTTGGGCTGGTCAGGCCTGTTTGGGCCGAACCAGTGACAGGGGAGGTCAGAGAAACAGTCATTTGAGGGATTCCTCATTTGGTTTACCTACTTTCTATCGAAGGACAGGTTGTGGTGATTCAAAAGGATCAACACTATACAATCGGACCAATGCCTTTACCCCTTTGCAGAAGTAAAGCCGCCATATTCGCAAATTGATTCACGCTGCCAGGCAGCTTGAATGTCAGTGCGAGGTTTGGCAACGAAGCCTTGGCACGTTGTACTGTGCGGTAGACGACTGATGTTGTGCCGAAATTGTCATCACCTTCGCTGGAAATAAGATACCCAGGAGCAACGTAACTGACAAGCTGGCAGTCATTTAACCAGCGGGTCTCAGTTACGATAGTCTTGTGTACCCTATAAACAAAGGAGGTGTCAGTGGTGGCAAAAGCCAAAACGTCACCCACGTTGACGAAATAGTCAACGAGGAATGACCACGGGAGAAGTTCCCAAAGGGTCGGAATAAACTCCTGTAGTTTAAACCCACTGAGCTGACGGACAGCCTCGAGGCTGCTCTTCGGAAATAGAAGATCCGTGTCGATTCCTGCGCGGTAAATCACTTTAATCGTCGTTCGCCCTTCATTGGTTATGTAGTACCCAATGTAAGAGCCGAATGGCGCTGAACGTGACGCCGTGAAGGTCTTACCGGAATCCTCTCCGTATCCACGTACGCTTTTTCGGCGAATGTCATTAGCGATACGCGATACGGCGACTGCAGCATCTCTTACGTCGTTAATAAGAGGCTTCCAGCCAAAAGATAGCTCAAGCCATGCCTTAGAAATTGCGCGACTCATATAATCGAGTCTCTTCGCACGCGTGCGCCACCTTTGCCTTGCGGTATGGGCGGCTCGCGTCACGACATCCAGGTAATTCTGGGCGTCATGGAACATCTTCAGGCCGGGTTTTCGGATCATTCTGACACTTTCACGCAGCTCACCTAAAAAGGTGGGCCCGCTAATCTGTGTCTGAGCTTCCCGAATAGCCGAATAAAGGCGCTTGACAGCTATCTGCTCTGCCTTAAGGATATCAGGTCCATTTGTGTGCGTATTACCGACAAAGTTGAGATTGGGAGAATAAATCCCAGAGACAACTTCCGTATGATACGGAAAATTGGACCCTAAGTTCAGCCGAATGCGGTATGTAGACCCGCCTGAACGCAACACGGAAAAATCACGCTTCACTGCATTCATCTGGTTGGTGGCGTCCAGCCCAGCTTTCACCTTTTCCTTCCATTTAGCATCAGATACACCACTTAAGGTGGAATCATGTTGCGTAGTGGAAGGCCAAGTAGAAAACTTGGTTTGAACCCCCTGATTAAAGAAGAAATGCAGACCGTACGTAGAATGATAGAGAGTTTTCGGCTTACGATTGTGTCGTAAGCGAAGATAGTCTTCATTCTGCAATTCGGTAATATAACGAAAGCGGTCCATGTTGCACCTTAAGGACAGGAGTCCGAGCAGTTAGCTCGGACCCCCCTGCTAACCGGCATTTCACCGGCCGTACCCAGGGCCCTCGCGGGATTATGGATACGATCGATCGTCTCACGACGTCGATGCGCAGAGACAGGGAGTACCCTGGAGCAATTTGTCAGCATCATGTATTAGCTGACACTTAGCTCGAAGAGAGGTGTAGGATTAGGGCCCTACTACCATCTACGCTTTTGGCGTAAAGGACTCCCCCAA